CAAAGAAAGATTAGACCCAGGAAATATTTCATTAACATTGTCTGGTTCAAATGGTGGTGGTACAAAAATTGTAACATTAATAGATGATAGTGGTGGAACAGGAGAAACAGTAACAACTGCAGGTAGAGTTTACAACTTAGTTAGTGGTTCATTGAATATTGGAACATCTTTAAGTGCATCAATCAATTCAGCTACTGCATCAAACGGACAAGGTTGGGGATTATTTTATCCGGATATGGGAATTATTCTTTTAAATCCAAATGCATTATCTGCATCACTTGGAGTAGAATTAGCACCTGCATCATCTTCACAAGCGGGAGTTTATCATAACTTAACGGGTTCAGTTAAACTATTAAATGCATTAAATAAAGGTGGTAATACACCAATTAGTGATGATGGATTTACTGCGAGAAGAACTGAAAATGTTTCTACATCTCATTACTTTGTAAGAGCAAACAATAGAGAGTTTAACTTTTCAAACAACCCATCATTTGTAACAGGTTCAGTAGGTAAATTTACTCAAACATTATTTGAAAAAGACCCACATGTTTACATTACAAGTGTTGGATTATACAATGACGCAAATGAATTATTAGCAGTTGCAAAAACTTCTAAACCAATTGAAAAATCATTTGATAAGGAGATTGCAATTAAAGTAAAATTAGACTTCTAATCGGAGAATAAAATAAAAACTATAACCCACCTTAATTTGGTGGGTTTTTAGTTTTAAGATATTTATATACGATATGTTAAAAAGAATACCAAAGTCAGATATTAGTATTAGGCCGTTTAAGGCATATAAAGAGTGGAGTTTTAATCAAAATTCTAATGAAATTACTTTATTAGATGCCGATGAAACTTCAACTACGTTATCTGGTCAATATCCAAAAAATTCTATATATGGCCAACTAAGAGCTCAATTTTATAGTGGAAACGAAGATAATCCATTTACTAGAACAGGACATAAAAATAATACATACGATAATCTTGCTTCAACAAAAGATAGATTTTTAAGTGGTAGTGCAAAAGTAATTTCAATTCCACAAATATATGTGGGTGAGGGTATAAAAAAAGGTTCCGTATCACTTATAGAAAATGGTAGAGAATTTATAGACGATGGTTATGGTAATTTACTTGCATCAGGTTCAGGAACTTATGTTACCTTTAATGCAATGGATTTACAAGGTAGTGTGTTTAATTTTACTGATTTGTCAAATGTACCATATTCTGCAACAATATCTTCATTTTTTATAGATATTCAAAATGCTACATTAGATATAATTTTAAGTGGTGCATCGTTTAGTTGTGAAATTATATCAATTAATAATGAGGAAGGTGTTATGTATGTTAATAATGCAACATTCTTACAAGGAAATGCCGGAACATTAAAATTAGGAAATGTATTTTATAATCAAGGTATAATAACAATTACAAGAAATGTAAATTCAACACTATTATCTAATTGGGAATTATCATTTAAATCTACAAAAACTATTTATGAAAATGAATATTTGTTAATTGTAAATCAAGATGAATTTAATGTTTCAACAAATCCATCTGCAGTTGTAAACGTAGGTAGAACAACTGAAACTCATATTGATTCAAATAATAGAACATCTCAAATCGTTACAAATCCTGGTGTAAATTATATTCGTCAAAAAACAGAACTTTCAAATGGTAGTACATTAGATTATAGATATTCAGGTTCTTATGGTAATCAAAAAGGTGGATTTGAGCATGGATATGTAAGTGGTTCAGTAGATACCACAGGTTCATTCTTAACTCCTATGATTACAACAATTGGATTATATGATGATGATTGTCAATTAGTAGCAGTAGCAAAACTTCCACAACCAATTAAATCAGAGCATGATATTCCTGTAAACTTTATTGTACGATTTGATACATAATTTTATATTTATATACAAAAACAAATAACAATGGCAACAATCGAAGAATTATACAAAGCAAACCAATCAGCATTAGGTGTAGATAAAATTAGTTTTACTGCAGGACAAGCCGCAATAACTCCATTCAGTATTGATGATAAAAAAGATGCAGATGAAAAAGTTTTAACTGCAGAAAAATTAAAAGTTGGAAGAACTGGTGCATTAAATAATGCAAAGTATTCTGATATGATGTTGAAAAAATAAAACAATTAATGACTAAAAAAGTTACAAAAAAGAACAATCCAAAATGGGTTGCTAAAAAATATGGATTTAAATCTGGTTTAGAAGAAACCATTTCTCAACAAATAGAATCACAAGGAATTAAAGTAGAGTATGAAACTGAAAAAGTTCCATACATAATTCCTGCATCAAATCACAATTATAGTCCTGACTTTAAATTGCCAAATGGTATAAGAGTAGAGACAAAGGGTAGATTTGTAGCAGCCGATAGGAAAAAACATCTATTGGTTAAAGAACATAATCCACATATGGATATTAGGTTTGTATTTTCAAATTCAAAGAACAAAATTAGCAAAAATTCTAAAACAACTTATGGTGATTGGTGTGAAAAGAATGGATATAAGTATGCAGACAAACTCATCCCAAATGAGTGGTTTTTAGAGGAAAATAGACCTTAAAATATTTGGAAATATCAAATATTTGTCGTATATTTAAGTCGTGTTGAAGCAAAATGATAAGAATATAGTCGTATCTACCCTTACTGGTATTTTAGGTAGTTATCTCAATCTGAAAGGAAATGAGTTAGCATTTTACTGTCCTTTCTGTAATCATCACAAACAAAAACTCCAAGTTAATACGGAAACCCAAAAATGGCATTGTTGGACTTGCAATAGTGGTGGTAAGAAATTGACTTCATTATTAAAAAAGTTAGATGTTGATAGAAAGACTATTTCTATTATTAGAGAGATATACGGAGATAGCAATTATAACCCACTTTTAGAGGATGCCGATACAAAGGTGTTCATTTCCCTACCAAAAGAATTTATAAGTCTTAGTGAGACTCCTAAAGGGTTTAATCCAGAATATAAACACGCAATACATTACCTTACTCAAAGAGGAATAAGTATTAAAGATATAATCAAATATAACATAGGATATTGTAAAGAAGGATTGTATGGACAAAGAGTAATTATACCATCATACAATTCGGATGGCACATTAAATTACTTTGTTTCTCGTTCGTATTATCCGGAGAACAAAATGAAATACAAAAATCCTCCAATCAGTAAAAATGTAATATGTTTTGACTCTCAAGTAAATTGGAATGAACCGATTATACTTTGTGAGGGTGTATTTGATGCAATCACAATTAAAAGAAATGCAATTCCATTATTAGGTAAATTTCCATCAAGAATATTGGTTGAAAAAATCTTTATGAGTGGAATTACCGATATTATTATTTCATTGGATAACGATGCAATTAATGAGGCACTTAAAGCTGCCGAATATTTTAGAAAACAAGGTATTCATGTAAAAATGATGTATCTTAAAGACAAAGATGCCGCCGATATGGGGTATGAAAAATTCTACGAAGAACTAAAGAAAACTAAAGAGTTTTCATCGGAAGAATTATTATTAAACAAAATAAACTCACTATGAGTAGTAAATTAAAAACAATTTACCACATTGCCGATGTACACATCCGTAATGTAAAAAGACACAAAGAGTACAGAGAAGTTTTTACGAAGATGTTTGAAGAAATTCGTAAAAGAGGAACTGAAGATGCAATTATTTATTTAGCAGGTGATATTGCCCATGCTAAATTAGAAATGTCACCCGAATTAGTCAACGAAATAAGTTGGTTATTTAAAGAGTGTGCTAAAACTTGCCCTACAATTCTTATTACCGGAAATCACGATTGTAATATGAACAATATGGATAGAATGGATGTTCTTACTCCATTAGTTGATGCATTAGAATTAAAAAACTTTTATTATTTAAGAGATACGCAAGTATTTTCTATTGGTGGTATTGATTTTTCAGTATTTTCAATTTTAGACAACAAAGACAATTGGATTACTGCTGATAAACTATTTGGTAATAAAAAGATTGCTTTATTCCACGGGCCTGTTGATAATTCACAAACTGATATAGGATATGTGGTAAGTAGTAGACATTTTACAACGGATATATTTGATGGTTTTGATTTAGCACTTTTAGGTGATATTCATAAGCGTCAAGAAATAATAAGTCCAAAAGGTTGTAAGGTAGTTTACGCGGGTTCTCTATTACAACAAAACTTTGGTGAGACATTAGATAGACATGGTTTTTTAGCATGGGATTTAGACACAATGACCTATGAGGAAATTGATATTCAAAATGACTATGGTTATTATACTATGGATATTGATAATGGTAAAGTTCCAGTTGTAAATGATATGCCAAAACATCCTCGTTTAAGAGTAAGATTATCAAACACCGATACTGCGGACACCAAAAAGGTAATTGCAGAAATCAAAATGAAATATGGTGTTGATGACTTTACAATTATTAGAACAGACTCCCTATCAAAAAAGAAAACAGGAGATAGAGGTAATAAATTAGACTTTGAAAATATTGCAGATATAAACTACCAAAACTCTTTAATAAATGAGTATGTGGAAAGAATGATGCCCTTTGTGGATGCAAAAGACTTAGGTGAATTAGAAAAAATAAATAGAGATGTAAATAGTAGAATTACACATGAGGAAACTTTAAGAAACATTTATTGGAAACCGATTAGATTTGAGTTTTCTAATATGTTTAGTTATGGTGAGGACAATAAGATTGATTTTAGTAAGTTAAACGGATTGATGGGATTGTTTGCACCAAATGCACAAGGTAAGTCATCTATCTTTGACGCTATTTCATTCTGTCTTTATGATAAGAGTAGTAGAGCATTCAAAGCACAAAATATTCTAAACAATAGAAAGCAAGATTTTAGTTGTCATTTACATTTTCAAATTGAAGGTATAGATTATCATATTGAAAGAACTGCAAAAACTATAAACAAAGGAAAGAATGTTAAAGTTGATGTTCAGTTTTATAGACAAGATGGTGATGACAAAACCTCATTGAACGGAACTGAAAGGAGAGATACAAATGCCGTAATTGAACAATATGTTGGTAAGTATGAAGATTTCGTATTGACTGCATTATCGTTACAAGGTAATAACTCTATATTCATTGACAAATCACAAAGTGAGAGAAAAGATTTACTTGCTCAATTTATGGGATTGAATGTTTTTGACAAATTATATGAAACAGGAATTGAAGATATCAAAGAAGTTTCGGTATTAATTAAAAACTTTAAGAAAAATGACTTTACTACCGAGCTTGCAGATAAAGCAAATGACTTAAAAGAAAAGAAAGGTGAGTTAAAAGAATTAGATAATGAATTAGCTAGATTAAATACTGACAAAGATGGTTTGGATAGTGTTATATTAGATTTAAGTAGAAACCTTACTCCTATTGATGGTAATTTAGACTTACCTACATTGGAAGCAAAAAGAGATGACTTAAAACTACAATTAGAACAATTAGAAAAAGATTACGAAACAAAAGAAGTTAAAATTGAAGAATATACAAACTTACTTACGGAACTTTCACAATCAATTGAAGATAGAAAGACTATAAATGATACTCCAATTGAAGATGCTAAAAAAGAATATGATATTGCATTAAATTCAAAGAAAAATACAGGACATTATATTGCATTATTAGAACAATCAATTGAGTCTAACCAAAAGAAGATTTCACATTTAGATAGTCATGAGTATGACCCAAATTGTAAGTTTTGTTGTGATAATGTATTCGTAAAGGATGCAATGAAAGCAAAAGAAGATATTGTAAAGCAGGGTGATGAAATGGAAACCCTAAATATTAGTTATGATGCTTTATTAAATCAAATTACACTTTTTGGTGATATTGAAACACAATGGAATGAATATAGTGATTTGAAAACTAAATGGTCAAAAGGAAATGTCATTAAAGAAAAGACACAAGCCGAATTGACTGGGTTAGATACAAAGAAAGAATTATTAGAAACTCAATTAGACAATGTAGAAGATGATATTGAAAAGTATTATGAGAATGAGGACACTATTCAAAGTAATAAAGAGTTAGAAAATCAAATCAAAGAATTAGAAGTTGAAAAGAAAATATTTGAGTCGGACATTAAAGATATTACTAAACAAGTAGCAACTACAAATGGTTCTATATCATCATTACAAACTTATATAGATAGTATCAAACAAAAGATGAATGAGGTTAAGGACTTAGAAGAAAAGAACCGATTATACACCTATTATTTAGATGCTGTAAAGAGAGATGGTATTCCATATGAATTAATTTCAAAAGCATTACCCGTTATTGAAAATGAGGTAAACAATATCCTTGCACAAGTTGTAGACTTTAGTGTTACAATGGAAATGGATGGTAAATCAATCAATGCAAAAATAGTTTACGAAGACCAAGAGTGGCCTTTGGAGATGTGTAGTGGAATGGAGAAATTCGTAAGTGGACTTGCTATTAGAGTTGCACTTATCAATGTATGTAACTTACCTCGCCCGAATTTCTTAGTAGTAGATGAAGGATTTGGAACATTAGACGCAGATAACTTATCATCTTTATTTATGATGATGCAATATCTTAAAACTCAATTCGATTTCATTTGGGTTATTTCTCACTTAGAACAAATGAGAGATATCGTAGATGGATTGATAGAAATTAAAAAAGTAAACGGATTTAGTAAGATTGATTTCTAATATTTATTTTTATGATAGATGTAAAACAATTTAGAGAACAAGGATTTATATATGGTAATATAAATGAGTATTCTGATTTAATTAATTTTGACGATATTAAAATTATTAAAGATAAAATAGATTTAATTCCATATAAAAGATATTCAAAATATGATTATTGGTTTTTATATAAAAATTCATCTTATATTGAACAAATATTTTATAAAGATTATTTAAAAAGAGATAAAGATTTAGAATCGGCTGATTATGTTTTTAATTTGGCACATAAATTTCAAATTGATAAAATGTCATCAGAAAACATATATCCTACTTGGGTATTTGGTACATCGCAAGATGATAATATAATTTCAATAATAAATGATAATATTTTAAAAGAATTTCAAAAAAAATTTGTAGAAAAATACTATTCAGAAAAAATAAAAAAAGAAGGTCAATTAGTTGGCAATTTTAATTTACAATTTTATGACAAAGGTTGTGAAATTAAATTACACGATGATGGTAGACAAGAAAATAGATTATGTGTATTTCTTTATTTTTTAAACAATGAATGGAGTGAGCAAAACGGAGGAAATTTGATTATTCATACAAAAGATAAAAATACTATTAAAGTAAATCCAATATTTCCAAACTTTGTTGTATTAGATTCGGATATAAATTTATTTCACGAAGTAGAATTGGTAAAAAAAGAAACAAAATATAATATAGTTTCTTTCTACGGATATAATTAGTTTAGTATGAAGATTTGGTTATAACCTTATCAGCCTTCAACACACTAGATTGTGGTTTTGAAACACCGACGTGTTTTTTAATCAAATTTTCAACTAAGCTACCCATTTTAAACCCGTGTTCTTCACAATATTCTTTGAGAAGTTCATGGGTTTCTTTTTTTATTTGTAACATTGCGTATTTCATAACTTATTTAGTTTTCTTTAGATTGTTAAAAGATATATTAGTTTTCTTTAGATAAATATGAGATAATTATTTTTTTAAACATATTTATTTAAAAAGATTAAATGGCAGTTATAAAGAAAACTCTATTCCCTAAAAACTTAGATAGATATTCCGTATTAGTAAATGATATTGAACCGAATAGTAAATATTTTCAAATAACCGAATTACCGGATACATTTACAGGCGGTAAGAATGCTTTTTTAATTGCAGGTTCTGCGGGGTTAGTTGCCGATACAAAACTACAAATAGAATTAAAAGATGCTGCAGGTAATGTAATTTATCATGAGCCAGGTGAAGGATATATTTCATCTTCATTAAATGGTGTTCCATTTGTTACTGAATATTATGAAGGTGTTTCTAAAGTGGTTTCGGTTTATGTTTATCCTGATACTGCTTACGGGCCTTGCACTCTTACAATATTGGGTGAATTAAGTGAGTATGAAGATACAAATGGTATTAATGCGCCTGTTCCAACTCAATGGGAAAATCAATATAATGTTAAATGGACAAAACAAATAAATGTTAATCCAAATTTAGCAAACACAACTAAAATTAGATTTTATCAAAGACCAGCTGCTACAATTACTGAAATATTAAATCCAATTTATACAATTATTAGTGGTAGTAAGGTTGCATCTGCAGTTACTCAATCTTTTGCAAATATTAAATTATCACAATTAGAAACTTTTGCAGGAGATGTAAAAAGAGTAAAAGTATTTAGAACATCATTAAATGATATATCCGATTATAATTTGATTCAAGATATATTAATTGAGTCAAAAGAATTATTAACAT